TCCATGGCTCGATATCCCTCACACTTTTCGCGAAGCTCTTTCTGAGGATCGTGCTCGAGGCGCGGATGTCAGGAAGAAGGCAAAGCGCGTGGCATCGAAGTCGCAAAAGATGTATGGAAAGGCGTTCAAGAAACTCGCTCCGAAGTTCAAGAAGAAGAATGGATCTTGGAAGAAGGACGGATTCAAGCGCTGCGTCCGCGCTGCTCACAAGGAATGCCGGAGGAAGCACTGATGCCACGGACATTCTCCCTTCGAGGAACCTATGATGTCGATGACAACGCGCTCGGCCAACATCACAACATCTTCGATTATGTTTCACCCGATCGGCGTCGAGCGTGGAAGATCCGAGAAGCGTGGATCTTCCCCAAGGATCTGCGCGCGGAGATCGGCGGCAGCGATGGCCAGTTCGTGATCCAAGCACATCTCGCCACGGATACATGGACTCTGGCCGCGTTCAATGAGATCGTCGATGTCAGCGACAACCGGCAGTGCGCGTGGAGCACCTCCCAGTATGTTTTGAGAGCCGCTGGAACTGATTTCATAGCGCCTGCCAATGGCATCCCTGATTGCGGCGCGTTCATCTGTGATCCAGACACCATCGTGGTCAAGGAATTGTACATCGCCGCAGCCGTTGCGAGCGAGTCGACAACCTCTCCAACTCGGGCATGGAATTATGTGATCGTTTTGGAGGAGATCAAAGTCAGTCCAGCCGAGTCGATCTTGCAGCAAGTCAAGGGGATCGGACAGGACATCTCGAACTGATCTCGATCATTCGGCCATTTCCGGAATTCGGAGCACTGCAGTGTTCCTGGTCGACCAAAAAAGTGCGATTCCAGCCTGTTTTGATTTCAAGAATCCGAAAAACAGCCATTTACCCCCACCCTAGCGACACCGCTTTTTCTCCTGATCAGCAGTTTTTGGGGTCGATTAGATCAGTTGAGTTGGCTCAGTGGGAGATCTGTAGCTCTTTTCTCAGTCATCGGGATCATGACGGCGAGAGAATTCGTCCAATCTAGCCTGATATTCTCGTGCCGTGATGAACCCCTGAGTGTCACCAACGGCTTGGTTCCTGAGTTGCACATGCCTGAGGTTGGCACGGACTGCAAATGCTTGGGCGCTGGGTAGGTCTGGCCAGTAGGTGAACTGGACCCTCCTAGGGCGACCCCTACGATCGAACAATGTCCGAGTTGATCTCGACCACTGGATAGTGTTGCGATGACCGCAGATCCTGCATAGGGAATCGAACCGCTTTGCGCGCGTTCTGACGGGGAAAGTCATCGAGCACCTACGGTTGCCGCACCTGAAGGTAATGACGCGCTCTATGCCCTGTCCCTGTCCACCTCGTCGCGGGCCCGATCTGTTCCTCGCCACTGCTACCACCACCCACACAAACAATTGACGAAGGCGCTCCACTCGCGCGCCGTTCCAGTGGAAAACGAATCCCTCGACATAGTGCCCACTATGTTAGCCGCTACGCGGCGGAAGATAATGGTTGAGGGACTGTGGGGCATCCAACCACAGAATGAGTTCAAGGTCTAAGCCTCTCCTGCTGATCCATGGCTAAGAGTGATTCATTTTTCATCAGAGCACAAGTTAACTGCGGTGACAGCGCATCGTTCGCACAAGAGGAGATCGATCTCGGTGCGTATGTCGATGCCCTAGGAAAGTCCGTCTTGAGGATCCACAACATAGCGGTGTCATTCACCGATGTTGGGGGAACCTCCGCGACACTCGATGCTGGGACTGCTGGCGGCACTGCAATGGCGGCAGCGGCTCAGTTCCAACTCACTACCCAGAGCCAGACCGATACAGTGACTCCTCTGAACAAATCCGTGGTGGCCTCAGGCATGATCAACGCGATCAACCTAGACAACGCAACTCAGGTGGCCAATGTCGTGTCCGAATCCTTCGACAATGCGCCGCAGCGATGGACTAACGGCTACCTGATCGCCGTCGAGTCGATGTACCTAGGAGGGGAAGCCAGCACCGGCTTCGCTGAGGATGTTTACTGCACCATTGTGATGGAATGCACTGTCGAGAGTATGAGTCAGGCTGCCGCTATGGCACTGGCCCTATCGCAGCAGTGATTTCGATGGCAAGCAAGGACGAGATCATAGATACGCTGATCGGCGTAATTGTCGGTGGCATGTCCGGTGGCGGCAGGGGCACAACTGGACTAGGTGGAGATCGAAATCCATGGCTCGATATCCCTCACACTTTTCGCGAAGCTCTTTCTGAGGATC